CTTACCGACACACAAAAATGGGCATTAAGAGAGGTTGGAAGCTTGAAGCTAGACGGAAAACTAGCAACACGCGGACAACCTATGGGGTCTATGATGAGTTTTCCCCTTCTTTGCCTGATTAATAAAACGTGTGTCGATTTGGCCCTTAACGACCTTCTCGAGGATGGTGAAATCTCGTTCAAAGAGTGGACGAGTCATCGCTGTCTCATCAACGGCGATGATCTCCTGTTGAAGTCTCCTACACCCAATGGGGGCTTGACATTTCTGCCGCGCTTGGTATGGCACGGAGGGCAAGTGGGCCTGGAGGTCAACCAAGATAAAACGATGATTAGCAGCACCGGCCTCGCAGAGATTAACTCTACTCTGTTCAAAGACGGTGTGCTGGAGAAGAAAACAAATGCCGGCGTCTTCAAAGGCGGTGACGTGTCGGACGTTTTGGGATTCGCGGACCAGGCTACTCAATCAGCCAAGGGGTTCGTGAACGCGGTACTTTCGATGAGGAGAAACCTCAAGTACGCGGTTAATAAAGTCCCGAGACATCCACTACCAATCAAGAAGTGGCGTGCGCTCTTGCGTGAGGCAAGGGTGAACCCCGATCTTAAGGACGCGTTGACGACTGTTGTTCGTGAAGAACCAGCCGGTAATGCTTTTCCCGTGACGGAGTGTCCCGATGGATACTACCTGAGCGCCGAGGAAGAGAAAGCCTGCATTGAGGAAAGAGTTGCCGACCTGCGGCGGAAAGGTTACAAAGGAGAGGGCGCTTGCGGAACGCATTCGTCGTTGTTCTTTACCAACTGGAACGTCCGGGTCGGCGCTTGGACCAAAAAGAGCGTGCAGGGTAAGACGTCGTTACGTCAGGCCCTGAGCAGGAAGAAAACACCAGTAATCGATCAGACAATTCTTAAAGTCCTCGCAGATTACTGGAAGGACAAGATGACAAAGGAGATGATGGGTGAGGACGATTCCCCAGTGGACCTCCCTGGCAGGGAGCATGTCTGCGATGTTTGCGCGAGCGGTTCTCGGATCGATCGCGCGACATGTGAAATTAGGGAATTTAAACAAAAGAAATCTGCCGGAGTATCGTCATTGACGCAAGGTCCCTGCCGAGACGAGGCACCACCC